AACTACTACCGGAGGAACTACTGGAGGAGGAACTACTGGAGGAGGAACTACTACCGGAGGAACTACTACCGGAGGAACTACTGGAGGAGGAACTACTGGAGGAGGAACTACTACCGGAGGAACTACTGGAGGAGGAACAGGCGGAACCGGAACTGAAAGTAAAACAGAAAGCCAAGGAAAAACTGATTTAGTAGGATCTTCAGTAACAAGCGTACAGAAGGTAGACTCAAAAAATGGAAATAGACCTAATATAATAGCATCTAGTGATTTTGTAGGTTTTAATTTTAAAAATACAGATGTAGATTATGGAGGTAAATTTACTGGAGGTTATACATCGTCTAGATGGGATGGAGAAAGATCTCATGGAATTCTTGTGGACTATACAACTGCATTAAGAGGCCCTAATATTACCGGATTTTATGCACTTATTCATAAAAAAAGAATAGATTTAGTATCTACTACTCTAACCCTAGGCACTGGACCTAAATCTACGCTATATGGAACTTTAGCAATTGGTCAAATGTGGAATTTAGGAAAAAACAAAAAACTGAAAGCTCTTTATATGTTAACTGGATCTTTTGGTAATGTTTATGAACAATCATTTGTTGGAAGTGCTGTAATAGCAGGTACTATGTATGACCTGAAAATTGGAAAAAGAGTAGAAATGAAATTAATGGGACTTTATGTATACGCTCCTTATGTTAGCTATTATAATGACATTCTTTTAAAATCTCCACATGTAGTTCTTCCTATAGTAGGAACAAATATAAAAATCACAAAGAAATTCAAAATAAACATAAATTGCGGTGGAGCTTGGGCAGTAAAAGAGAATGCATTAAATTATACCGTAATGATGGGAACCAGAATGTTATTATGAGAAAGTTTTTATTGGTATTGTTATTGAAGTTATTTACAATTAATCTAGTAGCTCAGAGCGTTTCTGCTCCTTCGGCTACTTCTTTTTCACAAAGTACGTCAAACCAAAGTGCTTCAGGTTTTTCTATTTCAGGTTTTAATGCTACCTCAACTCTACTTATAACAATAGGACTTGTAAATCCTCCTAGTGGTACAACGTTAAAACTAAATACAACATCCGGAGTTACTGCAAGTATAGGTTATAATTTAACTTCTAATTTTACTAGAATAAGCTTTACTGGAACTCAAGCTAATGTTAATTCTGTGCTATCTTCACTTCGAGTTAATACTGGATCGGTTCCCGGGAATCTTTATGTTGCAGTTACTGCGACTGAAAATCCAACTGGATATTTTTATTTACCCTCAAATGGCCATTTTTATAGACCTATGACCGGTTCAATAACATACTCTAATGCTAAAAGTAATGCATCTTCTCAAACTTTTAAAGGGCAGCAAGGTTATATTGTTACTATAACTAATATAGATGAGCAAAATTTTATAAATGCTAACGTACCTGTTAGTAATATTTGGTTTGGTCTTTCTGATTCTGGATTAGAGGGTAGATGGAGAATTGACGCAGGACCTGAAGTTGGTACTCTCGTCTGGACAGCATCTACTAGCGTAAATAATTCAACTACTGGATCTTATTCTTCTGCTGGGACTACTGCCTCTGGACAATTTACGGCATGGGCTTCTGGCGAACCTAATAATGCTGACGGTTCTATTGGAGAAGATCATGCAGTGACAAAATGGGGAGGAGCTAATACGTGGAATGATTTAAGAGATGGAAACAGCTCTAGTATTGGAGGATATGTTGTTGAATTTGGAACATGGACAGATCCGGCTAATCAAACTTTCACAAATTTTTATACCGGTTTTGTAACTCATCAAATTGCTTGTAGTCCTGCAACTTCTCCAGCAGCACCAACTGGAATCAATGGAAGCAGAACAAACGCCGGAACCGTAAACTTATCAGTAACTACTGGAACTGGAATTACGGCAGATTGGTATGCTAATTCAACTGGAGGTAATGTACTAACAGGAGGACTCGGTACCTTGTCTTATACAACTCCAAGTATTTCTGCAACTACGACATATTACGTTCAGTCTAGAAATTCGACTACCGGATGTGTTAGTTCATCAAGAACCGCTGTTATAGCTACTGTTAATTATCCAACTCCTTTTTCATATTCAGGAATTATTTATAATTCAGTAGGAGTAGGTATTCCTAACATATCTGTTAAGCTGTATTCAAAAACTAAAGCTGGATCTTCTTATTCACTATACCAATCTTATACAACTGATGCTTTCGGAATTTTTACAATTTCAATGGCATTAGATGTTACACTATATGATTTTCAAGTTGTTATAGATGGTTTGTCAATCTCATCTCCTACTTCATCGGATGCTCAGTCTTTTAATCAAAAGGTATTATCTCAAACTTTTAATGCAAAAGATTATTATAGAATAAACACAAACGGAGATTCTGATTTAAGTATAGCTGATATTTTTCTAATTTATAAAAGGATTAATGGAAGCTCTTGGGCGTATGTTCCATCTTACAGATTGTTTACTCAAACTGAATGGACTGTTATAAACATGTCTAATTCTAATCTGTCTGCATCTTATCCAGGAAATCAAACTATAACATTAACTAACCCAACAGCAGGTGGATCTTCAACATTCTACCTTATAAAAACAGGATTTACTCAATGAAAAAACTTTTATTTTTATTACTATTTTTACCAGCGTTATCTTATGCTCAAATAAATAAATGCGTTAATATTGATTCGGTATACTCAACTGCAAAATTTAAAGATTTAGGCAAAAGAGATATTAGATTCGGAATTAGACAAATGTCAGAAGATATTCTTTCCGAAAAATACTGTATCAAACCTGGAAGTTCTAATGTTAATATTGAGATTTTCTTTTTTGGATTACCTAAAAAGACTATTAGAATAGTAGGAGTAGAAAAGACAGATCAACTAACTCAAGTTGGAATTAGGATTTACATGGAAGGAAAAGTTTATGAAGCTTATGGAGAATCAGAAACTGAAATAAGAACAATAATGTTAGAAGTAGAGGAAGGTTCTATACCTTTTTCAAAAATGACTCTTTCAAATGCAATAAAAAAAGCAATTGAATCATGCGTTTTACAAATGCCATAATATTATTTTTTGTTTTTATTTCTAATTTTTCCTATTCTCATGAAATAAAAATTCCTGACGTTGGAGATAAGTGGAAGGGTAAAGTAGATTCAGCAATAGCTTTAATAGAAAATACAGATTCTACTTCTTATCATATCTTACTAAAAAATTGTACTGAAATTGAATTTATTATTGCTCCATATTCAACCACTAGACTTCCTAATGTAATAGCTATAACTGCACAAGATATGAAAATAGGTTCAATAAACAATATTGCAGCAATACTTGTTCACGAATCTTATCATTTAGAACTATCAGCTAAAAAGGAAATTCTAGATAATAACACTGAAGAATATTTATGTTATCAGAAAGAATATGATTTTCTATGTAAATTAACATATGTAGAAGATTGGTTATTTAAGAATTCTATTAATAAACTTCTTTATTATCAGTCTAAAAGCAAGCTTTAATCTGATATATAAAATAAAAAAACAGATATATGAATTATACAAGAGAACAAATTGAAAATGCGCTTAAAGCAAAAGGTTATGTTTGGTTTGAAGGTGAAAAAGACTTTGACTTAAACATTATAGGGATTAGAAACTCCGCAACCGGTAATAAAGTTACCAACGTATTTGATGATACAATTACCGTATCTTATAAAGAAAACGGAGCTTGGAAATTCCAACAATGGTCTTGTACTACCGATCCAGGAACTAAAGGTGTTAAAGAATTTCATAATGCAGCAGGTGTTGCTCGTTTAGTTGAAGGTCAATATAGAGGTTCACATACCCTAGGTTTACACCAAGGAAAATATGAAGCTTTAAAACAACAAAAACCGGTTAAAGTATATCGTGATGCTAATAAGGATATGACCTATGATGAGTCTAAAATCCAAGAAGGTATCTTTGGTATTAATATTCATAAAGCTGGTGCCGATTCAACTTATGTAGAAAACTGGTCTGAAGGATGTCAAGTATTTAAAAAGGCTGCAGATTTTGAATCATTTATGACAATCTGTAGAAAAGCAGCTGCAATCCACGGCAAGTCTTTTACATATACATTGATTGAATCCAGCGATATTAAGTAAAAAATAAGAAAGAAAAATGAAAAAGAAAATGAAAATGGGATTCAAATCTTATTTTGCTCCCACTCCTAAGAACATTAGAAAAATAGCAGATAGTATTCTCGCAGCTGCGTTAATGGCTGGTACTTTTTCTTTTGCAATGGAACATAAAACAGTTGCCGTTGTGGTAATGGTTATTGGTGTAGTTGCTAAGTTTGTTTCTAATTTATTTGGAGAAGTTCCTGAAGAGGAAGAAGATGACACTACTGATACAATAAATTGAAACTTTTCAATAAATTTTGATATAAAGGTTATAGCGGGATAGAGCAGTGGTAGCTCGCAGGGCTCATAACCCTGAGGTCGCAGGTTCGAATCCTGCTCCCGCAACAAATATCAAACTTATGAGTGATAAATTAGGTATAATCGGACAAGGCTTTGTAGGATCAGCTGTTCGAGAAGGAATGAAAAATCATTTTGAAATATTCGCCTTTGATAAAGATCCTCACAAATTTAGCAATGTCAGTTCAATTTTAGAAGTAATTGAAAATACTGATGTTGCTTTTTTATGTGTTCCGACTCCTATGCAAAAAAACGGAGAATGTTATCTCGGAATCTTAGGAGCAGCTTTAAATGAAATCGCAGAAGCAGTAGAATCCTTAAAGAAAGATAATTATGTAGTGGTGATTAAATCAACAGTTCCTCCTGGAACTACTGATCACTTAAATTCGATTTTTACAAAGTTGGATATTGTCTTTAATCCTGAGTTTTTAACTGAAGCTAATGCAGTTGAAGATTATAAAAATCAAAATAGAATTATAGTAGGAGGAGAAAGACCAGGTTCTACGAAAGTAAAACAAGTTTTTCTAAAAGCTTTTCCTCAGATTCCAATTATTAAGACAAGTTCAAAAATAGCTGAAATGATAAAGTACGTTACAAATACTTTTTTGGCTACTAAAGTTTCATTTGCTAATGAGATGTATCAAATTTGTCAAGGTTTGGATATTGATTATGATAAGGTAATTGAATATGCAAAATATGACGATAGACTCGGACAAAGTCATTGGTCGGTTCCAGGCCCTGATGGAGATTTAGGATTCGGAGGACATTGTTTCCCTAAAGATATTGCAGCTCTTCAATTTGTTGCAAAAGGATTAGGAGTAGATGATACAATCCTTAACGCTGCTATTAGAAAGAATGAACAGGTCAGAACAAATTTAGATTGGACTAAGCAAGTCGGTAGAGCCGTCATTGATGAACATGGTAATTAAATACGACTTTTATAAAACAAGTGGAGGCGACTGGTTTGTTGACATTCCTAAATGGGAAGGTGATATAGCCGAACTTCAAATGGTAATGGGAGCAGATCAGTTTCTCGATATTTTATCAGAAGGTGATGAAAGATTTGCAGTTACTTTATCAACTGAAAAATTTACAGGTAGTGATTGTCTTTTTAAAATAAGAGAAGGCGATTTAAAAGGTCCAGAATTCGGAACGGGAGCATGGTATATACTTCCTTCATATAAAGGAATTTCATTTGACCATAACATGTGGTTATGTGATGTTACTAAATGGGTATTTGGAGATTTTCCAGAAGAAATTTACTTTTCTAGAATCAATTGGTGAAAACTCGAGTAGTACATTGTAAAAAGGAACATTTCGATGTTTATATTGGAAGAGGTATTACCAGTGGAGAAAAATCAAAGTGGGGAAATCCATATTCTCATAAAGATGGAACTCTTGCTGAATTTAAAGTAGCTTCAAGAAGAGAAGCTATGGAAAAGTTTGAGGAGTATTTATTAAAGAATAAAGATTTAATGAATTCTCTCTATGAGCTAAAAGGAAAGACTCTTGGATGTTGGTGTAAACCGAAGTCATGTCACGGAGACATTTTAGCAAAATGGGCCGATGGAATTCAAAAAAATCTTTTTTGATATATAACTAAATGCCCAACTCCATCAAATATTCAGTATCTGCCCAGACTTTAGCTCTCAAGAAGGGCAACTACTGGATTGGCACGGGAGATGTGCCAAAGGGGCCGACCTCAACTACAGATTACTGGAACGGGATTACTCCATCCGTTGGAGGCTATACCATTTATTTAAACAAGACTTCTCAGGGTCCAAGTATATATGTTGCTGCTAATGATGCTGAATTAATTATTTTAACAAATAGAATTGCTAGTACAAGTTATACAACTACCAGTGAATGTTTATCTTGGTTTCTAACACAAACGGATAAAATGGTGTTGAATAGAGATTATGAAAGTATCAAAACAGATGGTTTAGTATTAGACTTAGATGCGGGATTTGTCTCCTCTTATCCAAAAAACGGTACAACTTGGTATGATTTAAGCGGAAATGAAAATAATGCCTCATTGGTTAACGGACTTCAATTTAATAACACTAATAGTGGTGAAATTTATATGGACGGAGGTGACGAATATATACAAGTTTCTCCATCTGTAAATTTACAGTCTTATTTTTCAAATAATAGTTTTACCATTACTTTAATAGTAAAATCAGACAATGTTGTCTATCCGAGAAGTAGATGTCCTATATACGTTAATTCTACCGTAGTAGGCCCATCATATAAGGGATGGTCTGCTGGACATGGTGCATCAGGATCTAGTATGCAGATTAGAGTTGGAGATGGAACTAATTTGTCACAAACTGATATTCCTCATGTAGTATCCGAGTCAACAGTTTATTTAAGAACATTTACAATTGATAGAACTAATGGCGCTTTAACAAAATATTATGTAAACGGATCTTATATTGGTCAACATAATGCTACTAATGTTACTGGTTCTATTTATGATGGAACTAATACCGATTTCGTAACAGGTTTTGTTTTTGGTTATGTATGGGGCTGGAGGTTTATAGGTGGAATTTATAATATTATGGTATACAATAGATTATTATCAGAAACTGAGATCTTACAAAACTTTAACGCACAAAAGGGAAGATTTGGATTATAAAAAATGGAATTACAATTATAAATGCCGAACTCGATAAAATATAGTACAAACGCGGAGACCCTGGCTCTTAAGAAAGGAAACTACTGGATAGGAACTGGCGATGTGCCTAAAGGTCCAACTTCAAGTACTGGATTTTATAACGGAATTACTCCGTCCGTTGGAGGCTATACCATCTATTTAAACAAGGCAAGTAACGGACCTTCAATATATGCTGCTGCCAATGATGCTGATTTGATTTCACTTTCTAATCGGATAGCAGGTCAGACGTTTGCAACAGCGGCTGCAGCTCTAGACTGGTACAACTCACAGAACGACAAAATGGTGTTTAATGGAGACTATCCCGCAATCGTTACTAATGGTTTAGTTTAATTTAGATGCTGGTTTTACCCCAAGTTACCCAACAATGGGAACTACTTGGTACGATGTGAGCTCTGAAGGAAATAATGGAACATTAACCAATAACCCAACATACAATTCTTCCAACGGTGGTTCCATTGTGTTTGATGGTGTTGATGATTATGTAGATATTGGTTATAAAATAGGTTTATTAAATAGCGATATCACACAAGAAGCTTGGGTTAATACGGATGTTATGATTAATTGGCATGGTATTATTTCAAATATGCCAAGTTGGGGTACGGGTTTTAGTTTACAAATAGGTCCCATACAAAACATTGCTGCAATGATTAGTGGTGAATATTTAACAACATCTTGGACACCATTAGTAGGTGTGTGGTATCACATAGTTGCAACTCATAGAAGTTCCGATAATTTAAATGTTTTATATGTAAACGGGGTGCAAGAAAATAGTGTAATAAGAGAAATATCGTATGTGGAAAATGCTGTTACAAAAATTGGTGTTTTTTATACTTATAATCAACTTCATTTTGACGGTAAAATAGGTGTTGTTAGAAGTTATAACCGAGCCCTCTCTGCATCAGAAGTCCTTCAAAATTATAACGCACAAAAAACAAAATTCGGATTATAAAAAATATGGAAACACAAGAATATACAAATAGACAATTTATGATATTTAATGTATCAGAATTAAATCAAATTAACTTCACACAAGTTTTAGAAACATCATCTGAAACTGTTCGCAAATCAGTGGACGGTACGAAAACCTTTGTAAAATGGGAAGGTGACCAACCAGCATTCATCTCAACATTAACAACTAAAGAAGGACCTTATACATATAGTGAGATATTGGAAATTTTATCAACACCTGATTGGTCAAGTGCTGGTTTATATGGGGCTGACCGGATTTGACAGGCAGCGGTAGTTCTTTGAGTTGATGCAAGCAGTGCTAGCTTTGGAAGCACTTTAATATCCTAGGTAAAATTTTAAATGGCGAAAAGTCAACCTTTACCTTCGAAGACGCAATGTCTTTTGTTGGAGCTGATGCAGCTGTAGCTGCCTAAGCGTCGGGTGGTAGCAACCCAGGAACAGAAAGCTACAAATCTGCGGAGAAAAAGGGGTTATAGTATCCGCTATCGAAACCGCCAGAACCCCTGAGGCGCAAGTCGACAGTTCACGGAGTAATTTCCCAGGAGCGCTGTAGTGGTAGGTTCGCTGAGAGTCATGCAAGGAATCTCTCAGTCCAAACAAAAAATCCTTGCTATTTTTGTCCTTTTAGAAAAAACCGACTAAGCTTGTGAATGAGACGCTTTGAGCAGCTGATCTGGACCAGGGTTCGATTCCCTGCGGCTCCGCTTCAAAGACCTAGATTTAATTCTAGGTCTTTTTGTTTTAACTGGAATTCTTTAGACTTGGAACTGGTCAATAATCTAACCGAGTAATTTACTACCCTTCACCGGAAACTTCCAGGTAAATTTTATATAGTGCCGTGGAGTGATAGTTTCAATTCGCCAGAAAAATGCAATAAAATAGTTTTTCATTTTTTTTCTTTCGTTTTATTTGATTAAATTATAAAAAAACATAGAAAATGAATAAAAAATGGAGCCAAGCAGGTAATGATTTTTCTCTTAGAGATGTCACTTCGTACATTGATGAGTTACCAATAGCAGTATATACTTTAAACCAAAGTATGTTCGGTTTTTATCTAACTAAAACTGAAGAAAGTTTTACTTTTAATCATAAGATATATGGATTAGAAGCTGAACTTATCGATAGAGTTGAAAGAACTTGGAAGAACACCGCAAAAAATCTAGGAATTCTTTTAAATGGTTTAAAGGGAACTGGTAAAACTGTAACTGCAAAAATGATTTGTAATACAATGAAAATGCCAGTCATCCTTGTAAATAGTAATCCAGAAGGAGGAGGTATTCCTGAGTTTATATCAACTATCTCACAAGACTGTGTAGTTTTTATTGATGAATATGAAAAGATTTTCGGAGAAGATTCAGAGCTTTTAACAGTAATGGACGGAGTATTATCTTCTGAAAACAGAAAGCTTTTTCTTCTTACTACTAATAGAGTTCATATAAATGAAAATCTACTCCAAAGGCCTAGTAGAATCAGATATCTAAAAACGTTTAAAGATCTATCACCTTCTATAATTTCTGAAATTCTGGATGATGTTTTACTCTATCCAGAATTTAAAGAAGATACGGCTAAATTTATTACTAATCTTGAAATTATCACAATTGACGTCGTAAAGACAATTATCGAAGAGGTTAATATTCATAAACAATCTCCAGAAAAATTCAAGGATGTCTTTAATGTGAAAAAGATAACCGGTAAATATACAGTTTATCAAGTAATTGAAAAAGATGAAACGGTAACTGAGAATATCTTTAAAAGAAATGTTAAAGTTTCCCCTAGATCGTTTGATCCTGATCAAATTGGAGATACTTTCTATTTAGATAGTACTTATTTTGGAACTATTCAAGAAGTAATAAACTTCGATACTATTGTAGTAAAACCGATTCTGAAAAACAAAAAACCAATCACGTTTAGAATCGAAGCTTATGATACTATTAATACCAATTTTAAATTCTATAAAGGAGATTTTATGATGTAATTCATTTTTCCATGTCAGGAAAAAGTTTTATATTTACTTTATTAAATTAAGAAATTATGCCACAAATTTATCGCGTAGGAGGTTGTGTAAGAGATGAATTTCTCGGATTAGATTCCAAAGATATTGATTTTACTTTTGTTCTTGACGATCTTAGAGGAACTGTTGAAGACGGATTTAGCAGAATGGATCAGTGGATGACGGAAGGAGGTTTTGAAATATTTCTAAGAACTCCTGAAATGTTCACTATCAGAGCAAAGTTTCCGAAGGACCATGAAAACGCAGGTTTAGTCGCCGATTTTGTAATGGCGAGAAAAGAAACAGGTTACGTTGAAGGAACTAGAAGACCGATACTCCAGCTAGGAACTCTTGAAGATGACCTTATCAGAAGAGACTTTACAGTCAATGCTATGGCAATCGCTGAAGACGGAACTCTTATTGATTTATTTAACGGTAGAGAAGATCTTAAAAGAAAGACATTGAGAACTCCACTTCCAGCAGAACGGACTATGATGGACGATCCTTTGAGATTCTTGAGAGCTTTAAGATTCTCAATTACTAAAGGATTTGATATTGATGGCGATATTTTTAAGGCGATGATGCAACCTGACATCAAAGAAAAACTTCATCAAACAGTGAGTGCTGAAAGAATTAGAGATGAAGTTTTTAAAATGATGAAACATGATACGGTAAAAACTCTTAGAATAATTCAGAATGTAGATAATGACTTTATTCCAGGATTTACAGGACTTATATTTGATAGAGGCCTTTGGTTAAAACCGACTTTCGAAAAGTAATCATTGTTTATAACTTTGTTTATAACTCCGGAGCTTAGATTTTTTAATCTGAGCTCTTTTGTTTATATTTGTACTATCATTTTAAAACAACCACATTTATGATAATAGCAGATAGATTCCCAGAAGTATTTTTAGCTGGAAAATCCAGACTAACAATAAAAAATCCCGAAACAGGAAATCACATTAAAATCCGCATGAAGAGAAAAAAAGATTCTTCTATCTTTTATCTTCAACTTGCTCTACTCGATGACAAAGAAGCAGGATATAGATATGCAGGAGCTTATCAATTAGAATCAAAAAAGTTTTTTCCAGCCAAAGATATCCAAGAAGGTTCAACTATCGAAAGAATAGCAAACTTTCTTATCGAAGCGGTTTCTAATCCATTTAGATTAAACAAATTAGAAATAATGCACGAAGGAAAATGTTGCAGATGTGGAAGAACTCTAACCAACCCAGAATCAATTCAACATGGTATAGGACCTGAATGTTCAGGAAAATTAAAAAGAATAAATTATGGATTGTAAATGCGGTTCTGAAATTCCTCAGAAAAGATTTGAAATGGGTTATCGTACCTGCACTAGCTGCTCAACTGAGCATCGCTGGACGATAGTTCCTGTAAATTATCACAAGACTGGAAACACTGCAGAAATTATAAAAGACCCTGAAGTTGCAGCTGACTTTCTTTTTCAATCACAAAGAAAGAATTTTGGAGTTCTTCGAGGAATGACTTCGAGTAGAAGCAGAAAAACTGAAAGTGTCCATAGAGAAAAAAGACAAATACAAACTACTATACCTCTTATAAAATCTACTGTAAAGGAAAGATATCTTCCAGAGTATGATTTTGAAAACGTAGGACTTGAAACAATGAATATTTTAGAATCTAAAGGAGCAGAAACCGCAATAATTCACATACAAAAATCTTTAGAAGAAAAAAGAATCTTTAAAAAGCAGGCAGATCGATTAATCGAAATTGTTCATAATATGTTAATAACTTCTTAAAAAAAAGTTTTTATCAGAAGCGGTTCCGTATTATATTTGTACTATCAAATTAATTAAAAAACAACCACATGACAATTAACGATTTAAAACTTACAGATCTTGAAAAAACGGTTTTAGAAAACCTTATCAACAATCTTTATGCAGAACCTGGATTCTCAGACGTAGATGCAAACGATATCTCAAAGCAAACTAAAATTCCAACCAAATCAATCAGAGGAGTTCTATCTTCTTTAGTAAAAAAAGAAATTATTTCTCTTCATGAAACCGAAACTTACGGAGTAGATAAACAGTACGTTATCATTTATCTTAATGAAAAGTTTTGGTATCTTCACCCAACATGGAGTAAGGAGATATCAAATGCATAAGTTTTACCACGCAACAGCTATTGAGAATATCCCTTCTATTATGGAGAAGGGAATTCTCCCAACATTCGGAGAAGTTTATCTTACAGATTCTATTGAATCAGCAACGCGCTGGATGGGATTTCGATTAGTTGGACAAACCCGAATAATGGCAGTAATCGAAGTAAAGGCTAAAGAAGAAACTTTAGTAGAAGGTACTGATCATTCACCTTTAATGGTACAGCTTTTTGGAGTAGGAAAGTCTTTAGTTTCTCATAAACGTATACCAAAAAGCAGAATCGGAAAAGTTCATTATTTTAAATTAGGAGAATAATTTTTTCAAGTCGCTATTTATAGTTATAATTATCAAAATGGAATACACAAATCATTCAGGAGGAGCAAAAGGATCAGATTCGGAATGGGACCGTATTGGAAGAGAATTCGGAATCACAGAACATCGTCATTACTGGCATTCAGGTTCCGCAAAGCCACCTTTAGCAAATATAGAAATAACAGAAGCTCAACTTGAAGAAGGATGGGAAAGAGTAAAGTATGCCAATAAAGTTTTAAAAAGAAAACCACACGCTTACAAATCTCTCCTGTCTCGAAATTGGTTTCAGGTAAAAAATTCAGAAGCCGTATTTGCAATTGGATTTTTAGATTTCGATCCACGTGGAGTTGCAACTGGAACAGACGGTGGAACCGGATGGGCAGTACAAATGGCCATTGATTCAGGAAAATCTGTTTTTGTTTTTGATCAATCTAAAGATCATTGGTACAAATGGAATCGCTTTATGTTTATACCTTGTGAAACTCCAACTCTCACAAAGAATTTTGCAGGAATAGGAACTCGTAAAATTGGAGAAAATGGAAAAAGAGCAATCAGAGAAGTTTATAAATTAACCAAACAATCATGAAAAATTTATTTATCTTAGGATTTTTTCTAACAACAACAGTCTTTATTTTTAAATGGATGGCTAATGAAGGAGAATTAGTTAAAACTCGAAATGGAATCATAAGTAATCAATATAAAGCAGATTCTGTTGCGTTTTCCAATAAAAACTTAGAAGTTCTTTTAAAGGAAAAAGATAAAGATATTGAAAAACTTAGAGATATAATCAAGGACAGGGAACATAAAATCAGTTATCTTGGGTTTAGATTGCAACAAAAAGACACTTTATAAAAAGCAAATAATCAATGAAAATTCTAAATTTGGTCTATCCTGACCTTTCTGATATTCAATATCAGGTATCCCACTTTCCAGACGGTCAACAATCCGTTACTCTTACAGATGTACTTAAGAATCCAGAAGTCATTTTAATTAAAAGCAAATTATCTTCCTTTAGACATTTGGAGATTATTATTTGTGCTACAAAAGCTCTTAAGAATTTAGGCATGAAAGAAATTCATCTATATGTCCCTTATTTTATCGGAGCAAGAAGTGATAGAAGATTTGTAGAAGGAGGAACTCATTATATCAAAGAAGTTATTGCTCCAATTATTAATAGCCAAGGATATGAATCCGTTATGGTAGTAGATCCGCATTCAGATGTTTTGGAAGCATGTTTAAATAACTTCAGAAAAATAAGCAATATAGATCTTGTTAGAACTGCATTCACTGCAATTGACAATACCAATGAAGCTAGAGAAAAAATGGTAATTGTTTCTCCGGATGCAGGTGCCATGAAAAAAATCTACAATGTCGCAGAGCATTTCAATCATGATAAAATCATTATTGCAGCAAAGCATAGAGACGTTAAATCCGGAAAAATTACTCACACTGAAGTTCCGGATCTTAATAAGTACCATCCACATTCTAACTTCGTTATTATCGATGATATTTGCGATGGAGGCAGAACTTTTATCGAAATCGCTAAAGTTATTGAGGCACACGTATGGCCGCATGATGAGTACTTTAAAGGTAAAATATATCTAATAGTCACTCATGGAATTTTTAGCGCAGGCCTCTATGAGCTTTCAAAACACTTCGAGCGCATCTTCTGCACAAATTCATACTCCGATATAAAAGCAGAAGAGCTTTCAGAATATACAGTATCTAACGATTTTTTAATGCAAACTAATATTTACAAATAATGATTAACTGGATCAAAAGAAAACTTGGATTCTCTAAGGTAGAATCTCAAACAGAAACTCCAAATCCTTGGAGCAAATTAGAAGAAGTTGCAACTCCTGAAAAATGGATAGAAATGTACAAAGACTACCAAGAACTTCTTACTAAAGAAGACGTTGCAAGTTGGTATCAAGAACAATTTAATATTTGTAGTAGAGAAAGAGACATTTTAAGATTGGCTTCAAAGACTTCTGATATGCCGATGATTTTTGTTTCTTCTCCGTATTCCCATCCAGACCCAGAAAAAATGGAAGAAAATTATAGGACAGTATCCTTCTATTCTTCTAAACTTTGTTCAGAAGGGGTAGTAGCAATATCTCCAATTCTATATGGACATACTACGGTAAAATTTCATCCTATGCCAACTGATTGGGATTTTTGGAAAAATTTCTGTCTTACTATTTTAGACAAATGTATAGAAATACACGTTTTAAAAATGCCAGGATGGGAATCTTCTAAAGGAATGAAAGAAGAAACGGAATTCGCAAGAAGAAGAAATATCAAAATAACATATATAGAAGAATATGAATAGTATGAATCCGCTGTTTCTGACCGACGGCTACAAAACAGGTCACCACCAACAGTATCCGGAAGGAACTTCGTTGGTTTACTCTAACTTTACTCCTAGGAGTAATAAGTATGCTCCAAAAGGATGTCATAAAATAGTTTCATTTGGACAACAAATGGTAATGATGCAAATCCACGAAGCGTTTGAAAATAACTTCTTTAAACGTCCGAAAGAAGAAGTTATCAGTGAAATGAAAAGAGAATTGTCAATGTACTTAAACACTGACTATGACGTTACTCATTTTGAAAAACTTCACGATCTAGGATATCTACCAATCTATGTACAAGCAATCGAAGAAGGAACCAGAGTTCCTATGAAAGTTCCAGTGCTGACAATTTACAACACACATCCAGACTTTTACTGGGTTACAAATTACTTAGAAACTATTCTTTCTAATTTACTTTGGAAACCAATGACTTCAGCTACGATTGCATACCAATATCGTAAGGTATTGACTAAATGGCAAGAACTAACTGACGCTGAACGCGGTTGGTTTATCGATTGGCAAGGACATGACTTCTCAATGAGAGGTATGGATTCAGTAGATGCTGTAATTAGTTCTGGTCTTGGTCACTTAACAAGTTTCTCCGGATCTGACTCTTTGCCAACTATTTTCGGAGCTCGTAAATTTTATGGAGAAACCGGATTTGTAGCAGGATCTGTAAATGCAACTGAACATTCAGTTATGTGCGCAGGAACTAAAGAAGATGAAGTTGGTACTTTTAGAAACTTGATGAAAACTTATCCTACAGGAATTCTTTCTATTGTTTCAGATACTTGGGATTTATGGAAAGTTTGTACTGAACATATTGTTACTCTTAAAGAAGAGATTTTAGCAAGAGATGGTAAGGTAGTTATTAGACCTGACTCTGGTGATCCAGTCGATATTATTTGTGGTGCAAGTATTATCAAAACAAATATTCATAATGATAATGATACTGTTGCTTATTTAGGTGGAGTAGCTGAGGTTAATCCTACTGATGAATATCTAAATAAACCAGAAGTAAAAGGAGTTATTGAATTACTTTGGGATGTATTTGGTGGAACTATCAACGAACAAGGTTACAAAGTTTTAGATTCTCATATTGGAGCAATCTATGGAGATTCAATTACAATCGAAAGAGCAAATGAAATTTGTTCTAGATTAGAAGCAAAAGGATTTGCAAGTACAAACATTGTTTTAGGAGTTGGAAGTTTCACATACCAATTTAATACTCGTGACACTTTTGGTTTCGCAATGAAAGCAACCTATGTTGAAGTAGAAGGTGAAGGACGTGAAATCTTCAAAAATCCAATCACCGATGATGGTACCAAGAAATCTGCAACCGGACTATTAAGCGTTTGGAAAGACGATAATATGGACATTTTCTTACAGGATAAATGCACATGGGAAATGGTTAAATCTGGAGAGTTGCAATGCATATATCTAAATGGAACTTTTGAAAATACTACAACGTTGGCAGAAATTAGAGAAAGACTTAAAAAATAAATAGACTAAAAAATATGCAAGTAATAAAACCTACAAGCGACCAACAAAATATGGAGAATAGAATCTCCGTGTTTTTGGCTGGTTCAATAGAAATGGGTGTTGCCGAGGACTGGCAAGCTCGAGCCGAAAAGGAATTAATTGATCTTAATGTAACTATATTCAATCCTAGAAGAGACGACTGGGATTCCGATTGGACACAAGAGGAATCAAATCCACAATTTAACTATCAGGTAAATTGGGAAATGAACAAACTTGAAGATGCAGATATAATCTTTGTCTATTTCTGTCCAGATACAAAAAGCCCGATTACAATGATGGAACTTGGAATGCACTGTAGAGATGAAATAATGGTATGTTCGCCTCCAGGATTTTGGAGAAGAGGTAATTTGGAAATAGTATGTACAAGACACAACATTCCACTTTATGATAATTTCAAAGAGGCCATAGGAGCATTAAGAACAAAGATACATCAATTAAGTAGATGAAAATACTATTAATTTTTTAATCTCGCCTACTTTTGTTATAATTTACTAATAATTACATAATAATGAAAACTTTAACAAACGCAATCGGAACAATTATACTGGCCATGCTTATGGGACTTCCAGTAGCCATTTTTGGATGTTATGTCCTTTCGGATATTTCAAATCTTTATCAATTACCACTTCTCTCTAAGCTCAGTTTAATGCAGTTTTACGGGTTGTCAGTTATTGTTACTCTTTTAATTCCTCATACAAACAAACCTGATGAAGATGAAGGTTTATATGCTCTTTTTGTAAAACTTATACAAAGAGCTTTTATAGTTCTTATTGCATGGGGAATGGCTTACATATTTTATTCTATTCTTTCATAAATGAAATGACACTAAAAAGAAAAATTGAACAAATTTCCTTTAAAGATGAAAACGGAAACTATTTAGATGTTACTGTTTGTGATGGATATGTTGAGGTAGCCATAGATGACCATAAAGAACACCGAATATCACTAACTTTAGATGATTGGAAATCAATAGACAAAGAAGTTAGAAGACTTTTTAAAGATATGGATCTTTGATTTAATTTAATAGGAGAATAATGGAAAGAAATGAATTTTTAGAATCAGATGGATTATTTTGGGAATCTGACACTCACGAATGGTTTAATGATAAAATTTCTACCAACCATGCACAGAAAAAATCTGTACTATGGGGAAGTGGAGAACAAGAAGACAATCTGGATATAATGTGCTTTGTAGTTCGTAATAAAGCCACAGGAGATTATGACAGAGTAATAATGGATAAACCTACTAATGAGGTGATCTATAGTGCTAAGAGTCTTGAAGATTTAGGTTCTTATATTGATAAGTTAAAAATAATACAAAGATTAAAAGACAATGAGTGATCTAGAAGAACTTAAAAAATGGATTAAGATTAATGAATGTGAAAATTCAAAAGATCTTGCCGATGCCGTTTTAAGTATAGCAGACGAAGAAGGAGAAATCCAAGGCAGAAAGAAAAAGTTTAAAGCTAAAAAAATAGCAATCTATGTAGAAGGTGTGATATTAGGCGCATTACCTCCCAATCTTCTTACTAGAGAATATGGAATCAGACAACAGGCTCTTTATATCAAAGAATCTGAAAGATTAGAAGAATTAATAAATTAAAATGAAAGATCAATTAGGCGACAGAATGAAGGACTTCTATGAAGACCGAACCCGTTTCAAGTTGGCACGTCGCACCAACACAATCATCCGTATCGACGGAAAAGCCTTTCACACCTATACAAAAGGACTTCAAAGTCCATTTGATGCTGGGTTGATAGAAGACATGAACAAGACAACTGAGTACTTGTGCCAGAATATCCAAGGTGCAAAATTTGGATACGTTCAATCAGATGAAATCTCAATTCTCATCACTGATTACGATGACATTACAACTCATGCTTGGTTTGATGGAAACCTCCAGAAGATGGCAAGCATTGCTGCTTCATTGGCAACATGTGAGTTTAATAGACTAAGAACTAAACGTTACCTTCAACATGAGCTTTATTTTAATCATAATGCAGGTTCTGATGAAACCCCTAAAGTAATAATCAATGATCCCGACTTTTTAGAAAACTGGCCTAGACAAGCACAATTTGATGCTCGTGTTTTTCAAATACCCTATCAGGAAGAAGTGCTTAACTATTTTATCTGGAGACAGCAGGATGCTACTCGTAATTCAATTTCTTCAGTTGCTCAGAGCTTATATTCTACAAAGGAACTGCATGGAAAAAAGACCAATGAGATGCAGGAGATGATTTTTCAGAAAGACATTAATTGGAATGACTATACTCCTAGGGAAAAGAGAGGCGGTCTTATTCGTAGAGTCGAGAAAAAGTTTGTTCGAAGGGATACTGACGCAATAGTATCTGACAAAACTTCGGTGATTCCTCAGTCTGCAATCTATACTCGTAATGTATGGGAAGCAGATCCAGAAACTCCAATCTTTTCTCAGGATAAAGGTTACCTTCGCTGGTTAATGCCTAAGGGTCCAGATGATAATTCACCAATGATGTAATCGTGAATGAACTGAAGATAATTCCGGTGACACCGCCAAAAAGCAAATTGATTAAACAAATAATCATATATCATGCAAGTAAGAGTGTCGAAATGTTAATAACTTCTAATAAAAAGTTCGCGCTTTCTTTTTAAATTTGTACCATAAAGTTTGATATATAACAATATGACAGCACTATTAAATTACAAAGCATTTAATGAATCATTCGGAAGCGATACTTATCGCGATGAAGTTGATAACCACGGTAAGATGAGAAATTTTACCATCTATAATACTGACCCAAAAGGAAAGTACGCAAATGTCGAAGACATTAAAGGAACAGTTGAATTCAATATGGATTTTACTTATAAAAGAAGCGGAATTGAAGATTTAACTGTATCTCGAATGGATTTTGCACTTTTAATGGAAACTTCAAATGACAATGGTGAAACCGAGGAAATTGAAGTTGAATTTACTGCCAGAAATCCAGATTATGAAACAGGAACGTTTCCTCTCTATCTTGATGATATAGAACTTGACATGAAAAAATCAGATGATCCTTCTAAATGGGTAGTTAGCTTTAAAATAGGAAATTTTAAAAAATAAAAAATAAAAGATGAAGGTTAAACTATTAGAAGAGTTCAACGCAGAACATATTAATGAAGCATCATACGGTCAAAACTATATTTTTGAAATCGCTACTCCTGCTCCAACTTCTACGTTAGTTAAAGAATTAAAAGCATTATTTGGTAATGATCTAATTACAACAAATTGGAAAAGTCCAGAGGGATTTGAATCCGTTGCAATGCTCAATTTAACACCAGCTGATATTAAAAAAATCAAATCTGAAATCGGTGACGTTCTAGTTTTTAGAATGGAAATCACAAACAGACATGAGATGTAATTATGGAACGTGTAAAACTATTTAAAGAATTCGTAAATGAAGATCTATCGGAAATTAATTTCTTAAATGAAATTGAACCGATCAATGAAATAGCTATGAGCTCTGCAGGTGTTAGATCTTTTTTAAGAGCAATATACACTAATGTGGATGTCTTAAAAAAGATGGGCTTTAAAACTTTTAAAGATTTAGTAGGTTATATTAAATCTAGCGGTTTACAAGATTGGAATGAATTAAGAGATGAAGCCAAAGAATATGGCTTAGTAATAGCTGAAGCTACCATAAATGAAGCTAAAACTTTAACAAGAGATGAAATGATGAACATTATGCGTACTAAGTACGGTCTTAGTTTCGTAAAAACATCTGAAGAATTTGACGGCGAAAAAGGAGGTATTTGGTTAGGTAGTAGTTCAGACTTATTAATGCCAAATGCTAAAGATTCAATGTTTGATTATTATCATGGCGGATCTAAATTTCCTCAAGGTATTCATAAAGATCTTGCTAAATTTCTAGAAAAATGCGGTTGGTACGGTCAATTCGCAGATCCAGGAACCGTAATGCTTTGGCCAAAATAAAAAAAAATACAATGAAATTTAAACTATTTGAAGAATTTATAAATGAAGCTAGCAAATATGAACTTAAAGTGCTTAAATCTTCACTAAATGATGCTCTTGCGCTTTTAAGAAAAGAAGACTTTAATTTTAAGCAAATAAACGGAAAGCCAGCTGATAATTTTGTTATTGTTAAATTCACATCCGCTGATGAATTACAAGCGGCAAAGGAAGTTCTAGATACACAAAATAACAGAAAAAGTTACTTAGCTGAATCTGCCGTAAAAGAAGCCAAATTCAAACCGATGGGTTTGAGTAAGGACGAGACTTTAAAAGTAGCTAAAACCTATGCTGAAGCAATTTCTAAATTAGATGGAATTAAGTGTACTGTAAATATGAAAAGCTTGGAAGAAGATTCTTTTGATTTAGATCTTCCAGGAGATGAATATGCAGGTGGATCTTATTCTATCGATTCTGAAGGAAATGTTTATAATGACGGAATGGGAGTCGGAATGAAAACTCCGCCGATTTACGGTAAGTATAACGACTCTGTATCAACCATCATCAAAAATATTGAAAAAATAAAATAACATGAAAAACATTAAACTATTTGAAGACTTCATAAACGAAGCTAATGAAGAAATTAAAGCACAAGAAACTTGTAAAAGTGCCATTTTTCAAGTTCAGAAGGAAATTAATTCTCTTTATGGAGATATGCAGAAGAAAGGTTACCTTGATTCTTTTAAGACTAAAGTAGAGGTTTGGAACAGAGGATATCAAATTGTACAACAATTTAAGAATACAAATCTTTGGAAACAGGATGGTACAATTCCAGAAGACAAAGTATTAATTGCCTCAAGAGTTATTGGAAGTGGTCAACTATTTCTTCAGCCATCAACTTTCTTTGAAGATTATTTTGAAGAAGGTAAAAACGCCAATCTTGAAGGTAAAGTTTTTACCTTTAAAGAAGAGAAGCAGTCTTATGAAGAAACATATCCTAGATTTCCTATTAAAACGAAAAGTGATATTCCTAAAGCAGGAAAGGAATATGTTGACATTATTAAATCTCAGATTGCAGATATTAGAAAAATGTTAGATATCTAAAATAATAATTCAACCATTATGAAGTATGTAAAGACATACGAAAGTTTCTTAAATGAAGAACTTATGAAAGATACCTTTTCTTCGTCAGACATCATTAAAAGAGCTGTTGATAATGGAAAGTCTCAAGCGGAAGCGATAAAAATTGAAAAAGAAGTTTCTCAACTTCTAAAAGAAATTGATAAAGAAAGAAATCCCATCACGATATACCGAATTATTGCTGCTAAAGATGAAAATTCTATCAATAAAAACAAATTAGGCACGCATTTCGTTCTTACAAAGAAAGCATTTACGGAAGAATTCTTAAGTAGTATTTCCGTAAAGAAAGATGAGAAACTTTGGGTGATTGAATGTAGCGTGGATAAGAAGTTTATAAAGGTTGGCCGAACAGTTGACCAAAACATCGAGTTTCCCGAAGAGCGAGAGATATATGTAGAGAGTAGTGCACCTATCAAAGTACACAAAGTAGAAGAATTTGTTCTATAAAAAATAATTAAAAAAGTTTTAGAAAAACTGAAACTTTCCAAAACTAAGTAATATATACACTATAATGAAAAACTTAACAAACATATCGTTAATAAGTACATGCTTACTACCGTCGTCTCGCACGCAGAGACCTCATGGTAATCGTACGCTTGGACGATATGAAGTAACATTAAGAATGTAAAAATACTACTTAAAATATAACTTCTAAAACCCAAGCTTTTAAAGCTTGGGTTTTTCTTTTTTATATTGGTAGTTAAGTTCTTTGACATATTGGAAATTTGGATAGTTAATTGCAGCGGCCTGCAACCTAGTCTTGAAAACTAGTGGTACCTCACGGTATGGGGATCGACACCTCAGCTCTCCGCAAAATGCACATATGGCCGATCGGTTAGGTGCAGCTCTGCAAAAGCTGTTAGGTTGGTTCGATTCCAACTATGTGCTCAAACTTTCCCTTCGTCTAACGGCAGGACATGTGGTTTTGGTCCACAGAATTGAGGTTCGAATCCTTAAGGGAAAACATAAACGGGATATGGGCTAATTGGTAAGCCGCCTCATTTGGGATGAGGACATCGTGTCAGTTCAAGTCTGGCTATCCCGACCACGGTTCTGTAGCTCAATTGGATAGAGCACAGGTTTTCTAAACCTGCGGTTATAGGTTCGATCCCTATCAGAATCACAAAAGATCTCTGGGTGACTGTGGCACATACCTTAGCCTTAAACTCTGAACCTGGGACCAGAATGGTTAGTAGCATTTGAGATCTTTAACGCCGATGTAGCTCAGCTGGTAGAGCCTTTGATTTGTAATCAAGAGGTCGCAGGTTCGATTCCTGTCGTCGGCTCCCTGTATGGTGAGTATGGTGTAAGGGTAGCACGACAGATTGTGGTTCTGTTAGTTTCGGTTCGAATCCGTGTATTCACCCAAAGTAAGGAAGTAATTCTACGGATGTGGTCCCGAGTTTGTAGTTTGAAAAATAGACCCTTATGAAAGTCAATGGCAATCGGGATCCATGGAGAGTAATCCTTGACGGTGATAGGGTCCGCCTGCTAAGCGTGACATGCGTTAATTCGCATACGGTTCGACTCCGTTGCTCTCCGCAATTGGTCCTTTAGCTCAGTTGGTTAGAGCGGCGCACTCATAATGCGAAGGTCGTAGGTTCAATCCCTACAGGGACCACATAAAGAGAAGACATAAGAAAATGGAATCCCTTCTAAATTTTTCTTGTCGAGAAAAAGTATTATATTTGAATAAGTTATTTGACATATTAGAAACAATGGAGAGGTACCAAAGTGGTTTACTGGACCGGTCTTGAAAACCGGCGATCGCGAAAGCGATCCGTGAGTTCGAATCTCACCCTCTCCGCAAAAGTTCTTTGAAATGCATTTATACCAAATTTACCATGATATATAAAATAAAGAAGTTTATGTATGATTGTAAATGCGGTAAATCTTTTGAAAGACCGTCTTCTCTAAAATCTCATGGAAGATTTTGTACTTTATACGAAAGGAAAGAAAAGGGAAACAAATACCTTACAGAAAATGGATATCAGTGTGAATGTGGAAGATTTTTTGAAAAGCCACAATCGTTGAATTCCCATTTTAGTAGATGTTTGATTCACAGAAAAGGAGAGAAGCCTTCTGACAGAAAAAATGGAGGAGGTTGGAGTAAAGGTCTTACAAAAGAATCTAATCAAAGTTTAAGAATAATGGCTGAAAAAATGAAAGCCAAATCTAGAACTTGGACGGATGAACAAAAGGAAAAACTATCTGAATCTCTAAAGGGTAAAACTGGAGGTTATAGAGAAGGATCTAATAAGTGGAGAGGTAGCTATACAAAACAAACTGATGGTAAAGAGGTATGGCTAGATAGCTCTTATGAAGTAAGATTTGTTAATCTTTTAGATTCTTTTGAAATTAAATGGAAGAAAAATTATCAGAAGTTTCCATATTCTTTTGAGGATAAAACTAAAAACTATATACCAGACTTCTATCTCTATGATTATGATCTATGGATAGAAGTAAAAGGATGGGAAAAAGAATCTGATAGATGCAAATGGAAAGATTTTCCATATCTTTTGAAAATCATCAAAAATGATCTTCTTAAGAAAATGGAAATTATGAAAAAAGAAGCATTCGTGGCGGAATTGGTATACGCACAAGATTGAGGATCTTGGCTTTTTTAAGCATAGGGGTTCGAGTCCCCTCGAGTGCACAAAAATCGAAGCGGAGAAAGGAGTTACTTCATTTGGATTGATAACAACACTCCTATCATTATTCTCGATTAAATGCCCATGTGGTGGAATTGGTAGACACGCCAGACTTAGGATCTGGTGCCACAAGGTGTGCAGGTTCGAGTCCTGTCATGGGTACAAACAGTCAGGTGGTGGAATGGGAATAACATAGACCTAAACGATTGGAGATACAGGTTCGAATCCTGTCCTGACTACAATCGGTTCTATAGTTTAATGGATAGAATACACGGCTACGGACCGTATGATGAGGGTTCGAGTCCTTCTAGAACCACAAAATGG